CGGTCTTATGATTGACGGAGTAAAAATCTTTGTTGCTAACGGATTAGCGAACAACAAAGCAATTGCAACTACTAAAGATAACTTATTCTTCGGTACAGGTTTAGTATCTGACCACAATGAAGTTAAGGTATTAGACATGGCAGACTTAGACGGAAGCCAGAATGCTCGTATCATCATGCGCTTTACTGCTGGTGTTGAATATGCTATCGTTGAAGACATCGTAACTTACGGTATCGTTAACGCTGCTAACTAGAGTAAATAACTCAAATTAAAGGGGTAGGTTGGACTACGGTTTGCCTACCTTTTTTTTAACTAACTAATAAAAACAAATAACTATGGCATGTCTATTAACACGCTCAAGAGCAGAGGCTTGTAAGGATTCAGTTGCGGGGATTAAAGAAATTTACTTCGTGGACTTTGGTCTTTTAGGTACATACACTCTAGGCGGTAATGATGAAATTGAAAATGCAACATCTGCATCTGATATTACAGCTCACAAATATCTAGTAAAAGGAAATAACTCCTTTGAAACAACTGTTAATGCTTCTCGTGAGAACGGTACTGTTTTCTTTGAGCAGGTACTTAACATTACTCTTAAGAAACTAACTAAAGAGGATAACAAAGAATTGAAATTATTGGCAGCAGGAAGACCTCATATATTTGTGGTTGACCAGAATGACAATGTATTTTTGATGGGTAAAGAAAATGGTGCTGACGTTACAGCTGGTACTGTTTCTACAGGAAATGCTCTAGGAGACTTTAATGGTTACAACTTAACCTTTACAGCTATGGAGAAACTTCCACCTAACTTTGTTGATGTTGATGCAACAGCAGCTACATTCCCTTTAAGTGAACTTGCAGGGTTAACAGGAACTATTACTATCGGAACACCTGCTTCTGTATAGTTTATAGTATCTTATTTACAATTAAGGGAGTAGTGAAAGCTGCTCCTTTTTTTATGCCTAAAACAGAAAAGCTGGGTATAGTTATTTAAGCATGGAGATACTAACTACATCGGCAAACGTTCAGTCATTAAAAATAGTGACTAGAAAAGATTCCGTTTCACCCACAATGACATTAACAGATAAGTCAACTAGAACTTCATCTGAGATAACAGTAACTAAGACCACAGAGGGAGACTATATGGTGCTCTCTGCTGCGTTTAATTTGAAAGAAGGTAATCAGTACTCATATCGAATTAAAGATGGCTTAGAAGAGCTCTATAGAGGTTTAATCTTCTGTACAGACCAAGCTAACCTAGACAACTATTCTGTAAATAAAGACGAGTATGTATCTCAAGGTACATATAATAATGATTTTGTAATTATATAATGAAAAGAAAAAAGCCACAAAGTAAGCCTGAAAGAAAAGTTCAGGATTCAGTTCATGTGATGCAGTTGTCCTCATATACAGCTCCAAGGGTAATGGAGGATAGTAGAGACAAATGGGTAGCATACGGTGAAGATAATAACTACTTCCAATACTTAATCGATAGATACAACGGTTCTCCTACTTCAAATGCTGCTATTAATGGCATCTCTGAAATGATTTACGGTAGAGGATTAGACGCAGTTGACGAAGAGGCTAATGAATCGGATGTAGATTTAATGAAGGAGCTGTTTAAGAAAGACTGTGTTAGGAAGGTATGCTTTGACTTCAAGATGATGGGTCAGGCTGCAATTCAAGTTATATATAGTAAAGACCGCTCAAGAATCGTACAGGTAGAGCATATGCCAATTGAGACTATCCGAGCTGAAAAGGCTATTGATGGCATCGTTAAAGGATACTATTACCATCCTAAATGGGCTGACCTTAAAAGAACAGATAAGCCTAAGAGAATCTCTGCATTCGGTTGTAGTGAAGACGGTATTGAGCTTATGTATATCAGACCTTACAAGGCTGGTTTCTATTACTACTCTCCTGTAGATTACCAAGGAGGATTACAGTATTCAGAACTAGAAGAAGAAATAGCTAACTTCCATATATCAAATATACAGAACGGACTTAGCCCAAGTATGCTAATCAACTTCAATAACGGAACTCCAGAGAAGGAACAAAGAGATGAGATTGAAAGAGCTATATACGAGAAGTTCAGCGGAAGTTCAAACGCAGGTAGATTTATATTGGCATTTAACGACAGCAAAGAATTATCTGCTACAGTAGAACCAATCATACTTAACGATGCACACAAGCAGTATCAGTTCTTATCTGATGAGAGTATGCGTAAGGTAATGGTATCTCACCGTATAGTTTCTCCTATGTTAGTTGGCATAAAAGACAATACAGGATTAGGTAACAATGCACAGGAATTAGAGACTGCATCACTACTTATGGATAATACAGTTATCAGACCAATGCAAGTGACTATACTTGATGAGTTTGAAAAGATACTAGACTATAATGAGATTGACCTAGAACTCTATTTTAAGACGCTACAACCGCTTGAATTTACTGATTTGACTAATGCCATGAGTGATGCCGAGATAGAGAAGGAAACAGGCGTTAAAAGCTCTGAGGTTAAGAGTGAGGAATCCACTAACGAACAAGAAGAATACTAATGGCAACAGCATTATTTATAAAGAGAGAAGACTTAGTAAAGAATACAGCTTTATCTGGCTCAGTAGATACTGATAAGTTCATACAGTTCATTAAACTAGCTCAGGAGATTCATGTAAGAAACTACCTAGGCTCAGACTTATATGACAGAATAAGCGCAGATATAATTGCAGACACATTAACTGGAAACTACTTAACCTTAGTGAATGATTACATCCAAGATATGCTTATACATTATGCAATGTCTGAGTATTTACCTTTCGCAGCCTACACTATATCTAACGGAGGAGTACATAAGCATAACTCTGAAAGCAGTCAAAATGCTAGTAAGCCAGAGATAGACACTTTAATTGCAAAGGAACGTAACTACGCAGAATACTATACTAACAGATTCTTAGATTATATGAGCTTTAATGCCTCGTCTAAATTTCCTGAATACTATAGTAATAACAACGAAGAGATATATCCTGATAAAGACACTAACTCAATAGGGTGGGTTTTATAATATGAAGAAGAAGAAAAAGGCAGGAACTTATAAGCCTAAGCAAAAGAACGAAATAAGGCTATCCAGTTACTTAGTAAAGAAAAAAGATGAGCTGGGGAAAAATATACGAGACTAGTCATTGGGGTTGCTATCCAACCTTTTTGAATATAGGATTTAACAAGATAAATGCTATTAGCACCTGTATCGCAGAGTATATAGCTGCTTTCGTAACTAACTCCAACGTAAGTATAGATTCAACAATACAAACAATAGATAGAACAGAATTTTAAACATAAAAAATGGCATCACAAAATTTAAACGTAGGAACAAGTGCAAACTCTAATGATGGGGATACTCTAAGGGGTGCATTCATCAAATTAAAACAAATGTTTGCTGAGGTTTACGGTCAAACATATTCAGAGCAAGGAGACTTATCTGGTACTGACTTCAAGATTAACGAAAGCAAGTTACAGCTTACTGCTTCTGGTACAGCTTCAGATGACGGTAAAGTATTAACCTACGACCATGCTACAGGAGGATTCTCTTGGGAGGATGCATTCACTGGTACTATTGGTGATATTACAGGTATTGTTGCAGGAGACGGTCTAACAGGCTCTTCTCTATCTTCTGATGAGGCTACAATAAACGTAGTTGCTGGTACAGGTATTACGGTAGCTGCTGATTCTGTTTCTCTTGCTACTTCAGTACAAGATGAGATAACTGCAAACACAGCTAAAGTTGGCATTACTGCTACGCAAGCTGGACATATTACAGCTAACAATGCTAAGGTTTCTGACCAAACGGTAACTTTGACTGATGGAGGTAACGTAACGATTACTGGAACTTATCCTGACTTTACATTATCATCACCCGATGTAACTGGTGCAGTAACTTCTGTAAATGGTGCGGTTGGTGTTGTAGTTTTAGATACAGCTGACGTAGCAGAAGACACTAATTTATACTATACAGAAGCAAGAGTAGCTGCTAATTCAGCGGTTGCAGCAAACACAGCTAAAACAGGAATCACAACAGCACAAGCTGGAGAGATTACAGCTAATAACGCTAAAGTAACTAACGCAACACATACAGGTGATGTTACTGGAGATGGAGTATTAACTATTGCAAATAATGTTGTTAACGCAACTAAACTAGATGTAACTGGTGATGGTACTGCGGGACAACTTCTACAGTCTGATGGTGATGGTTCAATGACTTGGGTAACTGGTGTAACAGGAGATATTACAGCTGTGACTGCTGGTGATGGTCTTACTGGTGGAGGTACTGGTGGAGACGTAACAGTGTCTTTAGATGCAAACGTTGCAGGTGATGGTCTTACATTAACTACAGGAGTATTAAGTGTAGATACAATTCAAACTGGAGATGTAGCAGATGATGCTATTACTTCTCCTAAGTTAGCAGAATTTGATGACACCTTTACTGCAGGTACTACTGGAGATATAATCGTATCTAATGGTACTGATTTTATTCACGCAACTATGAGTGGGGATGCCACAATAGTAGCTGGAGGTGCTATTACAATTGCAGACGATGCTGTTGATGCTGATAAGTTAGCAGACTCTATTAATACATTAATCTCAAATAACACAGCTAAGTTAACTAACGCTACCCACACTGGAGAAGTTACAGGTGATGGCGCTCTTACAATTACTGACGGTGCAGTAGTTGCAGATAGACTTGCTACAGACGCGGTTACTACAGCTAAGATTGCTGATGACGCAGTTGACTACGATAAGTTAAGTGCAGAATTTACAACGTCTACTGGTCTTACAGTAGCA